AACTTATCTTTGGAATAATCTCGCATCTTTGAGTTCTGTAGATGAGCAAATCGTGCCCAGCATGTTCTGGAGGGGCGATACGACGTACACAAGTGGAACACAAAATTTAGATAAATTACACACCTTTATAGATGTGATTTATTCACCACTTCACATTGATAGAGAAGATGTAACGGTTAAAAACGCTATAGAGACTCATCTAGGTGCAAATACTTTTCTTGCTGGCACAGAAGTAGCGGGACCGTTGAATAAATTCTATCGAGCTATTTCATATCTATTCAGAGATATAGATAGTCAGGTAGAAAATTTAGAATTATTAACTTCGATATCTGAGTGCCCAAAAGAATTTCTTCCTTACCTCTCAAATCTTATTGGCTGGAGATTAAGAGGTAATGATGAGAATTCGTGGAGAAACCAAATAAGAAGCGCAGTCTCTTTATATAAGAAAAAAGGAACTAAGCGTGGTTTGGTTGATGCAATGAATACAGTTATTGTCAATAACCCTATTGATACAAGTTCGGCCATAACAGAATTATACGAGTCATATATTCCAAACTTATTATACTATATTTTAAAAACTGACACTGATATTTTTAATAGCCCTACTTTTGATGAAGCAAAAGCAGCTAGTTTAGGTATTGATATATTTGATCCCGTAAACAGAGATAGGAATATTAGAGCGGCTGTAGACTCCATACTAAAGAATGCTGTTCAAAGATACCCACAACTATTCTTTATTAGAAATGAACCCTTTAGGGTTAATATTCTCGACAGTGGTGAAGCTTATTTTGGTCCAGTAACCCAAGTAGGTAACACTTACTATACTGGAACATTCGCTGCACCAGAGTCGAAGAGGGTAGCAATTTTAGGTGATCCAAAATTCTCTTTTAAATACAGAGGTAGAGACTTTCCTATTCCACCGTGGGAGGAGGAGAAGTTTTATAAAAACTGTGTTGTTACAGAAGACCTCTTACAGTTTTTTAAAAAACAACTCAGCTTCTTCTGCGTGTCTCAGGGGATGCAAGACGCATTCTTTAACTATACTAATACTTACACTCTTTCAGCGAACACAACCAATGATTTATTTATAGGTAATTCATATGTGTTTTTTACTTCGTCGCAAGAGCAGCCACCAAATTACAATACCATTTTACAAAGTTATGATAGTGACAAATATAATTATCTATCTTTATGGAGTGGTAAATCCTCCACCTATGATTTCTCTGTTTGTGCGGGTCACTTCTCAGGGACTTTCTTTGGCGACTCCTCCGCCTTGTATACAACGGCAGAAATTTTAGATTCATTAGATATTGTTGATGAGTTCACCCCAGCCAAGGCTATCCCTAGAGTGCGGTTGAGTTTATCCGCAGTCGAGCAGCCCAGCGGTATTGATTTTGCTTGTCCAACAATTAGGTGGCCCAATGAAGATACACCCGCATCGTCAACTGCCTTATCTAACTATGAAGTATGCGGGACATATATCAGAGGTGCTGATGATTCAGTAGGTCAGGATTTTGGGTACGATGATTCAAGAAGCACCGTGAACCACAACCTCCTTCCTGTATTCAAGAGAAATCAAGCTAGATATTCTAATAATATTTCTAATTCTGTAGTAAACACCCATGAGGTGGTTCCTGCCGCAAGCGCAATACCCAGAAGATCTTTACGAAGAAGAAATTTTCATAACACTTTAGAATCGGCACGCTGGTATGGAAGAGATGGTAGAAATATGCCCTCCTTCTATAATAACACAAGTTCAATTTTAGATTTCACTAATCTCGGTTACATACCATCCTCCATTAGTTTTGCCTCTCCAACTGCTGCAAACCTATCTTCTGTCTACTCTAGAAGCTGTGCTACAACTACAAATGCAGACTCCTTCTA